TGGAACGGTATTATTACTCACGGTGATCTTACATTTCATGTTAAGCCTTTATCCTACAAAGAAACAACTAGTTTCTTTATGACTACATTTGAGAACCAAAGATTGTCACAAGTAATGCAAGATAGTAAAATTGATCAAGCACAAAAATTACAAGCATTCAAAGAAGGATTTAAAAAATTAAGTCAAATGACGTTGGATATGGTTATTACAAATGTTACAGGAATTGAAACTCCAGAAGGTACAGAAACTAATGCACAAGCCATAAAACAATTTTTTGAAACTACTGATAAAGAGACATTTACAGCAGTTCAAAAAGGACTTGAGGATTTAAAAGAATACTGGAGTACACCAAATACTAAATTTCAAGTACCTGCAGATTATGTGGAGAAGGGCGCCGAATCAGTTATTGATGTACCGATGGTGTTCGACAATGCAAGTTTTTTCGCATAAAGGTCGGAACACTCGAACTCTCTGAGATTGATGAATATGTTACCGGCCTAGAAAAAGAGTCCCAAGCAATATTAAGTGAATTAGTTAAGTTATGTTGGTACATGCGTGGAGGCATGCAACTGAAAGATGCTTACGGTTCAACATACGACGAAAGAAAAGCCATAGGTAAAATGGTTGATGAAAATCTAAAAATTACCAAAGAGTCTGGAATGGCTTTTTTCTAAAATTTAACTTAAAGTTTTAATTAATTGTTTGAGTCTAGCACGACCTTGTGTGCTTTGTAATGCGGCTTGAACAGCATTTATAATTGGTTTAACAGCATTTAATTCATTTTTATTACTAAGAGGCTTACCTGCTTGTAGTTTTTCTAGTGCTTTAACTGCCATTGCAGGGTTTTCTAAGCCAAGTTCCGACCTTAGTGTATTAAGTCCTGCTCTTGTATCTGTTGAATTTTTACCTTTGTCTTTGTCTTTGTCTGTAGGATTATTTTTTTCATATTCATCGCCAGCATTATTAAACTTGTCAGCAATAGCATCGCCTGCTGTCTTTAAAGGATTTTTTCCTGTTTTGAAACCTTTGCGTAGTCCACTTACAAATGCACCTGTTCTATCAGTTTTAGGCACCATCACATCAGTAGTAAAAAATTGTTTTTTGATTGCCGCAGTTTCTTGCGGTGTAGGAGTATTGCCTTTAATTTCTACTTGCTGTACACCATCAGGTGTTTCTACTTTAATAACTGGCATTACTGAAACCTAAATATACCGTCGTTACCTTTTACTAACTCGCTGTCAGTGGCACTCGGTGTTTGTGCAGTTGCTTTTTGTTGTGCTTGTTCTTTATCTTTTTTCTTGTTTTGTGTGCGTAATTTTGCTGTGTAAGCACCAGGAGCAAGATCTTTAACTTTATCATCTTGAAAAGAATCTCTAACAATAAACTCAATCATGTCTTCTACTTGTGCATTACTTAAAACACTGTCGCCTTTGATGTCTAGTGCTTCATATGTGCTTTGCACCATTTTTGATCCTGGGTTATTTGCTTGTGGAAAAGGAATAGTATTATCATCGCCGCCTGCTTGTGCCTCAGGCTCGGTTGCTTTAACTGGCTTTTGACTTCTCATCTTTTTGGCTTTTTCAACTTGTGCATACAACCCTGTAAGACTACCATATTTCTTTTCTAATGGATAACCAGTTGCTGTAATAAATGCTTTTAAGTTATCGCCTGTTGGACGACCTTCGGGTGTAGGAGTGTAAAACTTTTTGTATTCTTTGTACATTGAGTTAATTGCACTTTGTACTTTGCCATCTGCTTGTGCGCCAGCACTGCCGAAAAATCCTGCAATGCCTGTTGCGGCCCTTTTAAATGCACCGATAGGTGCTTCGTCAATATTTGGCTCAATTATAGCAAATTCATTAATTTTCATGTGGTCTTCTCCTAAATGTATTTATATAATCGGCAATCTAGCCGTCAAAAACCAAATAGCACAGTTTAATCACACTAACTACAACTCTAAATAATCTTACTATGATAACAATGTATAGAATATATGATCATACCTCACGCAACACACTTGCTAACGGTATTCCCTCGCTAGAACAAGCACAAGAAGTATTACACTTTTTAAAACTTTCTGATCCGGCAAATGAGATTGAAATTGAAGAATATAAAACAAGCCAAGTCAAATCAGGCTTTGGACGCGATCCCGATCTACACTAGACCAAAAGACGATTTACAAGATACTAAATGGTTCGAACATCATTATGTTAATGATCCATGTGACGATGTTGTGCATTGGTTTAAGTGTGAAACTATTAAGAAGTGAACTACGTTCACTTGTGTTTTTCGCTATCGCTCAAACACGATTATTTAAAAGTAGATTAATTAATTACGAAGTAATTGTTAGCATCATGTAGATTGTTTCAGTCAGACGGAACCTACTAAATGGTTCCATCTAATCTTGAACATCATGTGAGTTCGTCACAGCCAAGACTTGGAAGTAGGTTGTTTGTTTATACACCTGTTTGTGGGGCTCTAACCTTTCCCCTACCTACGTCGACATCACGTAAAATTCTGTTTTACAAATCGCTTTGCTACCGCAAGCCGCTTCGCGGCCTCTTACGCTACCTCCCGCCTCGTTCCGTTGCGTGGAGTTTTTTCAAACACAGTGTTTTCGACTGACAGTATTCAATCTACGTTAACCAGTGGCCCAATTCTTTTGATGGCTTACCTCACAGTGGTGGTCGATCAACGTGTACGAGTGTGATTATCACATCACCTTTTTCTCAGCGGTATTATAAACTGGCCCGCCAACCTTGTGTACTGTTATATTGCCTTTAAATTTTGAAGTGCTTCTTTGAGAATCTTTGAACCACCAACTCTAACATTAATAATTCCATTGTAATACTCATCCGTCTCTAACACACGGCGTTCAAATTGTTCTCTAGCCTCTAAGTAACTCATTAAGCCTCTGCTGTTGCAATAATAAAGTATTTCTCTTGTGAAATTTTCCGCGCCTAGTTGTTGCACATCCGCATTCAAATGATCCGAGGAACCCCAATAGTCCTTCCAATCTGATTCTACTTTACTTCTGCGTTTATTTTTCTTGCCTTTGAGTGGTGGGCGTGTTTTTTTAAATTTTGCGAGTTTTTTGCCTATATATTTGCGATTGTTGGTAGTGTTAGTAATAAGGTATACAAATCCTTCACAGTCTTCTGGAAGATTTTGTACTTTTTTGCCTTGATAAGTCCACTCCATGCAGATACTTACCTGTGCCTAATCTTGAGTGTCTTGATTCTGAATTGCCTTCTTCTTTGCCTTTAAGTTTTTACGCCTGTCTTGTATTTCATAACGCCTTTGTGTGCATAATTTTCTAATATCACTTAGAATAGAACGCAGTTTTCTTCCGTTTTCGTCAAAGCCTTTAGCCTCCCAACGTTCATTTGTGTTATAATAATCCATAATTGCTTGGATCAACACTTCGTGTGTTGTAGGTTTATCAGCCATTAACTACCTCTGTGTCATTTTCATAACTTGTAAAACCGTTTTCTTTTATTACTTTTAGTATGTTGTTAACTCTTGCACTTAATTCTTCCTTGTGCGATATTAGATAGATGTTTTTGTTTCTTTCACGTGCCATCTTTTTAAGAATACCAATCGAACTTTCAACACCAGCAGTATCCATTCCGCTATCAATCAACTCATCAATAAACAATAGGTTAATGCTTTGGTATAAACTTTCCCACACATCACGGAAACTCCAACTCATAGATAAAATAAGTCTATTTCGTTCACCTCTACTAAGGTTATCAAAGTCTAAGTCACGTCCTAGTTCTGTAATTTCTACTGTTAAATCATTTAAAAACTTAACTTGATGTGGCAATCCTGTTTTTTCTAAGTAATATGCTAGACGTTTGTTTAGCACAGCCAAGTTTTGATCAATAATACGTTTACGTATAAAGGAATCTTTGCTTGTAAGCAGTTTATACAAGAAATCCATATGTGCTTTTATATTCTGTAGTTCGTTCATATGATCCCAAGACACATCTTTTATTGCTGTCTTTCTAAGTTCTTCCATCTGCTCTGTGTAAGGATTTACATCTTCATCTTTTTCTTTTTTTCTGTCTTCGAGGGTAGCAAGATTATTTCTATGATTAAATGCTTCTTCGGCAGTTTCGTAAAATGTTTTAGGCCTGCTATCTATTTCCCCTATATCTTCAATTTTTGTATTGCAGTCATTAAGTTGTAGTGTAACTCCGTCAATGTATGTTTGACTTTCACTAACATCATTTTCTTTTTCTTTTAATAATTGTTCATGTGAACCATCATGTAGATCTTGTCCACATGTAAAACACTTTTTACTTTGAATATCTTTTAGTTCTTGTTCATATTTTTTGTGTTGTCGATCAGCACGTTGTAATGATGCTTCTAAACTTGCTTTTTCTTTTGTTAAATTTGTAAGTTCTGTATTTTTTGTTTCCCAATCACTTAACTTATTAAATGATTCTATCTCAGCATCAATATCAACTTGAATGAGTTGCATAATTGCTTTGCTTAATCGCGAAATTTCTTCTGCCTGAGAGGCGTCCCAAGCCTTGCTTTTAATTTCAAGGGCATTAATAGATTCTTGCACAGCCTTGTTTGCACTTTCGATACCATTAATACGAGCATCTTCTTCAGTAATACTGTCACGAATACCTTTTTGTTGCTCCTTGAGATGTTCTGCCTTCTCAGATAGAATGGTGATACCTAATAACTGTTCAATAATTTCGCGTTGGGCGTTATTACTGAGAGATAGGAAAGGCTCTGTGTAAGTATTAAGTGCCACCAGGTGTTTGAACATGCCGTGACTCATGTTCAAAAGACGTTCTATATCTTGCTGTGTTTTACGACTATCGCCTTGCGATTCGTCAATGTCGTCAGCAGTTGAATCTACGTCATTAATATAAAATTTTAATACATTCTTTTTTCTTCCACGTTCAATTCTATATGAACGACCTTCTTTTTCAAATTCAACAGTAACTAACATATCCTTACCGTTAGTTTTGTTAATTAAATTTTCTTTACGTATTTTAGTAAGTGCTTCACCGTATAATGCATAACTTAACGCATTAATAATTGTAGTTTTACCTGTACCGTTACGTGATCCTGCATCATCACCACCTAGGTCCATGTTTTCGCCAAGGACTAGTGTTAGAAAGTTTTTATCAAAACCTACTGCTTGTGTTGTATTTCCAACACTCATAAAGTTTTTAACTGTTAAAGTCTTAATTTTAAACATTATAAATTCCTATAGATATCTAAAAGTGTATTTGGTCTGTATTGTTCGCTTTGAATCTTTGTAATCTGATCAGTTACAATTTGATCAACACTTTCAAACTCTATTTCTCCTCTTTCAAGTGTTAGTGCTTCGTCGTTTTCTTCTGTATTAGGTAGTAAACTAATTTCTCTAACATCATATTGTGCAGAAAAGTTTTCTTTAATAAAGTTAGCCTCTTCGTACGAGATATCGATATCCAATGTTACACGTAGATACAAGTTACTAGGTGTAAGAATATTTTCTGTGTTATCTAATAGTTGTGATAATTTAACTGTTCGATACTTAGGGCAATCTTTCCAATCAACGTATTGTGGTTGACCACCCCACTCTAGTATCATCATTCCTCGTTCGTCGTCCCATGCATCGGCATAATTGTGCGGAAAGGCATTGCCGATATAATGTATATTATTTTGCACTTGACGTTTATGGAAATGACCACTAAAAACTAATTCTTGACTTTTAAAGTCTGCGGCTTTCACTTCTCCTGTGTCAGGCATTTCAACCATAGCATTCATTTTAAAATGAGGAAGTTCAAAATGACCAAACATATATTTGCATTTCATTTTAACAACTTTTTTCCATTCTTCGCCTACTAGCCACGGAACCAATGCAACATTTCCTACTACTTCGGGTTCTGTAACTACTGTTACTCCGGGTACGTGTTTTCCAAAAACCACACTATGAATATCTCGTTTGTCTTTGTAATATAAATCATGGTTGCCTGGAAAGAAATAAAATTCTTTAAATGCTTTACCTAATTTTTCTAGACACCTTAGACTAGTATCCATAGTCGTAAGATTTAAGGCACTTCTGTTATGGTGCCAATCTCCGCTAAAAATACCTACGTCACAATTTTGTGATTTTGCTTCACTGATATACCAATCAACAAATCTTTCACAGTCGTCATTGTGAATTTTACTATTTGATTTTAAACCAAAATGAATGTCTGTAAATACAGCCGCTTTTTTAAACAGTTGTTCTGTCATGCCTTTTCCTATTATAGTTCTTTACTAGTATACGTGAAACAGTTGTTGTTGTCAACCTAATAGTCTGCCTTTGGGCGTCTCATGTTCTTGTAAAATTCTGCCAATTTTTCTTTGTCTTCTTTGAACACTTCTTGATTCTGTCTAGTAAACGAAGGATTTAATCCGTTGTCTTGCAAGATATCATCTCGAATGTTTTGATTTTTCTTTTCAATGTTTAAAACTCTTGTAAATGAATTTGTAACAGCCGCAGTGTAATAAGCAAACGGATTTAAACTTTTTGACTCGTCAAACTGTAAACCAATTTGCGAAAGTTGTAAAACAGCCTGTGCTCTCATCTCGTCATTGTAAGTATATCCACGCCAGTTTGAACGTGTACCATATCTGTCAGCAAGTTTTAAAAACATGCGTCCTAAGTCCTCAGTCATACGTCCATGACCTTTGTTAAAATGCCCGTTATGAATACCACCTTCCCAGTGGCTTTTTCCTACACAAATTAATTCATCTTTATCATTAAATTTCCAATGCTGGAAAGGTGGAAAATTTACCTTTGTATGTTCGTCAGCCACAGTTTTTGTTTTTCGTTTACGTCCTGGCTCTAACGGAACATGATCAAACGTCATAATCCTAAAGATTAAGTTTGTTTTTTCAATTTTTTTCCAATCAGGCAGTACTTCGGCTTGTTTAACTTTTTTCTTGGCCGCCTTTGCTTCTTCGTATAGTCTTTTACCTATTCGATCTGCTTGATTGCGTTTTGCTTGTGCTATGCTTAATCTATTAACTTTTTCTAAACTTGGCAGTATAATATCATACTGTGCATCTTCGTCGTCTACAAAACTACAGTAAGTTGCCTTACTTTTGTGAATTTCCGCTAATAGATCCTTATTTGTTAAGTATTTCGTTCTTTTCATATGAATCTCCGATTAATATAAGTATTATAAACTACGTAGTTAAAAAAAGCAATAAATATTGTTAACAAAAGGAGCCAAAATATATGAGTACTAATCCAAACAGTTTCGTAGATAAAATAGGAAGTTTCGGAGAAAGGTTTGCTAAAGGAGCCGCACAGGCTACTGGCATCGGCCAAAATCCGGGTGCTGTAAGAGGGTTAGGAAAAATTATTGGCCAAAAGAATTTAGAACGCTTGGGACTTGATTTAGCACCAGGCGGTGGTGCACAATACCAGTCTCCACCGTCAACGCATTTAGCACTAATAGATAGTCGAGTTAAAATCAAAATTTCTCCAGAATACTTACAAGGACCAGCAAGTGCATTAAGCAGTCTTGGTGGAGTTGTGTTTCCTTACACACCTCAAATAGTTGTAACCACTAGAGCCAATTACGAACCTATTCATCCTACACATAGTAATTATCAGTTTCAAGCATACCGCAACTCACAACTGGATGCATTAAGTATTGTAGGAACATTTACATGTCAAAATGTTGGTGAAGCAAAAATGCTTTTAGGTAGCATACATGCATTAAGAACAATTACTAAGATGCATTTTGGTAGCGGTCAAAATGTAGGTGCACCTCCACCGGTAGTAAGACTATCAGGATACGGTGAATATAATTTTAATGATATGCCAGTAGTAGTTGGAAACTTCTTCTATACACTCAATGAAGATGTTGACTATATTGATGTTGCGACCACTGAAGGTGCTAAAACTACAGTACCTACAAGAGCAGAGTTTACAGTTGAATGTTTACCAGCGTTTTCAAGAAGGGATCAAGCATCGTTTTCTTTGGAAGGTTACGCTAAAGGTGATATGAGATTCCAAGGAATGATATAATGTATAAAAGTTCAAGTTTATATGGTACAACACAGTTAACTGAAAATGGTCTAGATATTTTAGACTATAGAAAAATACCAGAAATTGTAAGTGATGTACCTTACTTAATAAAACCACAATACAATTATAGACCAGATTTACTAGCAAGTGATTTGTATGAAGATCCAAATCTTTGGTGGGTATTTAAAAGTAGAAATCCAAACGAACTAGAAGATCCTATATTTGATTTTGTTGCAGGAGTTGAGATTAAAATTCCAAATATCGAAACCATTAGACGTGTAGTTGGGGCCTAACTATGGATGCCTATAGAGATCGTCAAAAAGATGTCAAAGAAAATCCCGAAGCAGTAAAATTTGCAAACAAAGATGATAGTAATATCACCGGCGAAAAACAAGTAAGTGCACCATCTGCTAAAGAACAATCTTTAGCATCACAAGCCGATAATATAGAAAAATTCTATAATGGAAGAAATCCTAACGTACTTCATTCTTATAATAGTTTCAATTATATTTTTACATTAAGAGCAATAACTAATGATCAATTAAAGGCTTCAAAATATCATTCAGCATTTCAGTCGTCTTCTGAATCTTCAAACAGTTATATCGTATTACGATCAGGCGGTTATGCTAGAGATAATTCGTTAGATGCATTTGGTGGAACAGGCAAGAATATTGACGGTGCTCCGAGTACTCCGGGTAATTTTAAAACAGGATCACAAAAAGGAAAAGATCTTTTTATTGATAACGTACAACTAGAAAATGTAATGGACCTAGGAATACAAGGAACTAGTAATTTAGTAACTGGAAGATTTACTGTTACTGAACCTTATAGTGTCGGCGGGTTCTACGAAGAATTGTTCAATGGATCAAAATTTGCTGGACATCAGCATTATTTAGAGGCTCCGTTTTTATTATCTTTAGAATTTATAGGACATAAATTTGAAAAAGATAAATTAAAAACTGAACGGGTACCAAAAGCAACTAGACATTTTCCTATTAGATTTGTTAATTCAAGAATGAGTGTAAATGAAGCAGGATCAACATACAACGTTGAATTTTTTGCAGTTAATCATGAAGTTAGCAAAACCTTTAATGCAGTATTACCTGAAAACTTAGATGGACCAACGCAAAGTAATCCATCAGTTTCGAGCATACTAACCCATTTGTTTGTTGAGATGAATACTGTACAACAATCATTACAAGATCAGTTAAAAGAAAAAAACAAAGAAACAGTTAAAGAGAATCCAGTTACTGAAGAAAACAAAGCGGCAACGGCTAAGTTTGGCAAAGCCGCAGTTTTTCCGTTTCAACCTCACAAATATATGATTTGGTTTCCAGAAAGTTACAGTTTAGATATAGGCGATAACACACAAATGTCGTCTGACCCTGACATGGGACCAATGGTAAATCGTAATGTTGGTACTCCACCAGGAAAAAGCAAAATTATAATGTTTGACGCTTTGCTTAATAATGTAACAAACGATCAGTTTGAAGCATGGAAAGGCTTTGCTACTCCTTTCTTACAACCTGAAATGGAAGAAGGAGTTAATAAAAAAGATTATCCTGAATATGAAAAAACATTGATCAACTCAAGCGATATTGCAAATTCAAGGATGCAATCTAGCGAGAAACAAACATACACTGGATTTTTTCATGTACCTAAATTGCAAGACAAGGTTGTGGAAGCAGACAAAAAAATTAAGGCAAAGAGAAACGAAATAAATGAACTAATAAAAAACATGAGTGATGTTAGTCTGAAGGCGGCCGCCAAAAGACGTTCTATAGAATTAGAATTAGAAAAATATTTTAAAATTCCTAAGAAACAACTAGACACTATTTTAGAAGGTGAAAAAGTTGCAAACGATGATCCTAGTCAAACACGAGCAACATTAACATACCAAAATTTTCAAGATGTTGATACAGACGGTGTAGACTCAAGAAGTAATGCACCTCCTCCGGAAAACGCGGCAATTGATACAGCAATTGAAAAAGTTAATAAACTCCGCGAAGAATATATGACAGAATTGTCAAATGTTGAAAAAGCAAAAGTTAAAGTTGATAAGGCAAAAGCAGAGTTAAAAGAATTAAGCGATCAAAAAGGTAAAGTTTACGAGGAGAAATATCAGCGTTATGGAGAAAGCAGGAATCGTTCTTGGCAATTTAAAAAAGGTACGTCACTAGATGCTAACATAGATAAAATTATTTTTGATAGTGTATATTCTACAAAACTTGACGACGAAGCATCAGATGAATATAATCAAACAGGTTATATTAATTGGTACAGGATTGAAAAAATAGCATTCGCTAGAGGGTTTGATACATATACAAATACTGAGGTATATGATTTTCATTATATTATACAACCTTTTAAAGTTCATTATAGTTCGTTACCTATTCCACAGGATGTATACAACTATGATACAATGCGTGAATTAGCCGTAAGAGAATACAACTATATCTATACAGGAAAGAATTTAGATGTTTTAGAATTTAATCTTGATTTTAACAATGCATTCGCGGCCACAGCATTTTATAGAAAACAAGCAACAGCAGAAGGTGAACAAGGAACAGTTGCACAAGAAACTGTAGCAATTAAACCACCTCCATTATCAGAGATACTTGTAGATCCTGCATCTAACAGAGTCGGCGCACAACGCCGCAAAGCCGCGGCAAAGTCTGCTAGTGCTACATCGACAGCACCTACAGCAAATAATGCCAGCGATACTGCTAAATTTTTACACGATGCATTATATAATACTCCGGGAGAAAAAGCATTAATACAATCAGAGATTAAAATAGCAGGAGATCCAGTCTATCTTTTAAGTAGCGGTGTTACTAGCAGAGCAGTCTTAGATGCTACAAATGTGGAAACAAAATATGGCGAAGTTAATACATTTAGTAGAGAAGGAGATATTTTGTTTAGGTTTGGTACAGCAGAAGATTTGCCAACGTCAACAGAAATTGCATCTGGTAAAAGTACTATGTTGTTAGACGAAAGTGTTTATAGCGGATTGTACAAATTAATACGAGTAACAAGTAATTTTAATAATGGTGTGTTTACACAAGATTTAGAAACATTTAGACGTCCTAATCAAAAACAAGATTATGTTGAAAACAGACCAGTATCAGTAACTAAAAATGTTTCTCAAGCAGATGAAACCAAAGCACCAGCAAGTGAAGAAAATCAAGATAAAGGAAAAAAGAAACCAAAACTTAAATTGACACAAGAAGATTTAAAAAATCTTGCATATCATGGACCGGGTGCATTAGGAGGAATTTCACAACAAGCAGTAGTAGAAATACCATCAGATGCATTAGGACTAAATCCAACTGCTTTAGGCGGATCAGTTTTTACTAGTGTATCACAAGCACAACAGGTAGCACAACAAATAGCCTCAGGAACATTTGATGCTAAAAGTTTTACACCTGAACTTGCTCAAACAGCAATTGAATCAGGAAAAGATAACTTAACAGATGTCACAACAGGTACAGTTACTAGTGTACCTAGAGGCAGACAGGACATAGGACAATAATATGGCAATCTTTAATAAAACACTAAAAGCAGGCGGCCAGATTAATGATGCAAAATCTGAAAAAATTGCGGAGTTGTCTTCAGGACCGGGACCGTATATGGCGAAGGTAATGAGCAATGCTGATTACACTAAACATGGTAGTTTGAGTGTTATACTATTGGGAAATGAAGACGGATTAACTGATGTTCTTTCTAGCAGAATTTCTTGTAGGGTAATGTTACCTTTCTATAGTGTAAAGGATTATGAGAATGCTGGCGGCGATCCACAAAAATATGAAGATACTCAGCAAAGTTATGGTATGGTGTTTCCATCACCACAGGTAGGAACAAAAGGTCTTGTAATATTCATTAATAAAAATATTGAACAAGCAGTATGGATTGGGTCATTAGCAGAACCAGAAATGAATCACCAGATACCTGACTATGCGGCCAAAACAGATATTGCAACTGATGATGACACTTATAATAATCTAAGTCCTGGTCCAGATGGATTACCTGTAGGAAATTATAATAAAAAGGCATTTGTTGGACAAACAGGTGACGATAAAATTAAACACCCTGTTGCTGATATTGCATATAGATTAAAAGAACAAGGACTGTTAGCAGACAATATTAGAGGACTTACAACTAGTAGTGTTAGACGTGATGCAGTCGGACATATGTTTGGAATTAATACACCCGGCAGATATTCCGGTAAGGAAAAAATTGTTGGTGCAGAAAATGCAAAACTTAAAGTAACACAAACCGGCGGCCACGTATTTGTAATGGATGATGGTGATTCTGTAGGAGAAAATAATTTAGTTAGATTAAGAACCAAAGCCGGACATCAAATTCTTTTACATGATACAGATGATTTAATTTACATAGCAAATTCAAAAGGTACTGCTTGGATTGAATTATCATCAGAAGGTAAGATGGATGTATTCTGTGACGATAGTATTAGTATGCGTACTCGAGGAGATTTTAATTTATTTGCTGATAGAGATTTTAACGTTGAAGCAAAAAGAAATATTAATTTAAAAGCGGCAAACTATTTTCAAGAAGAATCAAACCATCATAGACAGATAGTAAATGGTTCACAGAGGATAATGGTTAAAGGTAATAGTGATGTAAAAACACTAAACAGTCGATTAGATACAAACGATTATCAAGTGAATACAAACAATTTAAGTATTGCAAATAGAATTGATACAAAAATACAAAGCGGTAATTTTGATCTTGCAACTACACTTGGTATTAGACAAACCGCAGGAACTAGTGTAAACATAAAAGCAAATAGTTCAACAGCAATAACTGAAACATTTGTAGAATCTGATGTGTATAGTAAAGGATATACTACAACCTGGATTAACGATGATAACGAATTAAAGTTTTATCAAGCACTTAAACGAACACAAGATCCTGATTCTCTAGAAGCAAAAATTCCTAGTGATACAGATTACTGGGCCGAGTTTGCAGGGCCAACAAATAAAACTGGCGCCGGCAATGGGCAAATTAATATATCTACAACAGACAACGATATTTCGATCGATACTTCGGGTGCTAATGTTAATATTGAAACAGACAAAGTTGTTTACGTAGACGGTACTGAAGCAGTTCATCTTAATCTACCTGGACCTGGACCTAAGCCAACTATATCTGCTAACGGGTCAGCACCAGCGGCTAGTAGGTTTATTGATCATCTAGGTGTAGTACAATTATGGGAAAAAGAAGTAACTGCCAAATGGGAAGGATACAACTATTATAGATCTAGCACATTTGAATCTATACTAAAAAGAGTACCCACACATGAACCATATGATCAGCATGAGAATTTAAATATTGTTGCTGTTTCAAAACAAGCAACGGATAGAGAGAAGTAGTAAATAGCATTATGGCAAAGTATACTGATATTGTAATAAAACCAAATCCTAATACTATCGGAAACGAAAGTAGACGAAGTAACGTCTATAGAGGAATTAGCACAGTTAATCCTCAAACAACAACGTTTCAGTCTTATGATTTAGAGTTAATTAAGCAAGACCTTATTAATCATTTTAACATCCGCAAGGGAGAAAAAATATATAATCCTGAGTTTGGTACTATTATTTGGGACGCATTATTTGAACCGTTTACTGATCAAGTAAAAGAAGCAGTTTTAAATGATGTAAAGCAGATTATTGATTCAGATCCGAGGGTTGATATTGATAGTTTAGCAATAGTAGAAAGAGATTATGGATTACAGGTACAATGTGTACTATTTTATAATAAATTTGATGTATCAGAGGCATTACAATTTACATTTGATA